CTTTTAGTAGCTCCAAATCTTTTTCATTCAAACCCATTTCCTCATACCAACTAACCATGATTTTCGCAGCACTAGATGTAATCTGTGCTGCCATGCGGGTATCAAAGCCGGAAAAATCTCCGGCAATCATGTGTTGGTCGCCAAACTTGGTAAGAAATTTCTCAAATTCTTGCCATTCGCCTGACATTGGATTAACCCCGACAAGACACTCAGTTTCTCGCCAGAATTTTCTCATGAAAATAGGAATTCCACCTAGAACCTTTCTTGATGCTACAAAATTTGCAAAAGGACTGCCATAAAACTTTCTAACCTTATCTCGAGCTTTCTTGATAGGTAAAAGTTCATTGACCTTACTACTAGCCTTGTAAATTGGTTCAGATCGAGTTCCATTTCTCCAACATTCTTCTGTCCTATCAATCTCTGATTGGACATCAAATGTGTCGGAAAATTCACGAGGAATTTGAGTGAGAGACTCATCCATAGGATCTCTCACTAAACAATGTTTCTTGCTTTTATCAATACCGTAACCAGCAGAAGTAGCATTAGGTAAGCCACATAAATTTCCATCATGTGTGCCATCCATAGCTTCCTCCTGAGAATACATGCGAAGTACATCTCGCAATTCTTCTTTGTTGGTACGAATACATTCCAGAGTTTGATCTCTATAATCATTGACCGCCTTCTCTAGAATAGCATGTTCGTAATGTTGTACGGGATCATGTAACTTATTCAAAGTTTTCATTGATTTAGCAATATCATTGGGTTTTGTTGGTGGAATATGCTTGCATTCTCCCAAAATCTCTTTAACTCCCTTGAAAGGAGTAGGAATGTAGGGTGATCGAGCATTACTCGCCAACTCTTGGCCACACTTTTTCACTTTCCCCATGAAAGTGACAACGGCTTCAGCTCCCATGCCATCCTCTCTCAAATAGAGAGGTTTAGCATTTTCGATTGTATATCCGGTATTATAAGGGTCTACATTAACTACGCCCGCACTGTGTGTAACAAGTGCATGACTTCGTTTTTGAAGACTCTCAAGACCTTTATTAATCATCGGTTTTGTAATGGAAGTGAGCCATCCTGTATGTCCTCCTGCAGTGTATCCAGCAACATGAAATCCATAAATCAATGCTTTTTCAGTATCAATATAGGAAGATCCACAGAGTCCCGAAAAAGAATCAAATTCCAACTCACAAATGAAAGGATTTTCAATCGTGAATTGATGAAGCTTCTGGGAGACTCCATAAAACGTTCCGGGTTTTTCCTTTCTACCAATATAGGTCAGAGACCTTTCATTTTTATCATTGTAATATGGTCGAATAGGTTGGTATGATTCGTATATCTCATTTTCATGAGACTTGAAAACACACACAGTGGCTCTAGAACGAAATGTTGGCTCAGTTTCTGGAAAGAACTCTGCAAAATTCCTCGATGGAGGTGCAGACGGTAGATGAACAAGTGACATATCACGTTCAGGCAATGTATATACCATGTTGCGTGTCACTTTTTGATCTTTCGTCTTTGCACTGGGAACCAAAGGTGTAGATGTTGTTTCAATATCAAACTCATCCGTGTCAGGTAAAGCATGGGATGGGATCATTATGACATTTCCTGCCACCATTAATCCATTGACTGTTCCAAACATCTCACCCTTAGATTTGATTATTACAACTCGTGATGAGTGTGCAACCATCTCCTTGAGGTCAGCAGCTGTTGTTGTAGCTGCAATTTTGG